CTTTGCTTTAAATCCACCCTGTAAGTTTGCAAACTGACCTGCATCAATTAAACTTCTCATTGCTGCAGTTGCAGACATTGTAAGGTTTCCTAAAAAGTGTATAAGACCTAATCCATAAAAACCAAATCCCGGAACAAATCTATAATGTGTAAAAAACATTTTCTTTTGTTTTGTTATATCATCTTCATTCCAGTTTCTTCTAATAGATAAAACTTTTTGTGACTGCTCTTCTATTGTTACAATATAAGGACAGGCTACATCATAGTCTTCTATTTCAAGATAACAGTGTTGTTCTAATAATGTATACTGAGGGTCATGTTCTGTAGAAGGTGTAAGACCTAATACTGTATCCATCTTTTCTGACATTGCAGATTGTTTTGGAAGTGTAGGTTCAGGAAGTTCCATATCTCTATACATTCCTGAATTAATTTGTTTTGCAAGTTCAATAGGACTTCTATAAAGTATATGTGTATATCTATCTGCTCTTCTTAAATCTGTAGCATAATAGGATACATAAAATTGGTCAATAGGTACAAACTCACTAACAGGTCTGTTAATAGAGTTATCATAATATATTTTCTTTACTGCAGAACCTAGTAGTGGTAAATGAAACAACATTCTTTCTGCTTCATCAAAGTATTCAGGCATTTGTTCTGCTACTTGATAGTTCATAAAGTTTTGAACTCTATTTGCCTGTCTCTGTTTTGAATCGGTTATGTCACCAAGTACTTGTACTTTTACAGGACCTTTGGCAGGAAACAACTCACCACTTGCTTTACTCTGAAACTTAACTGCAGATTCTATAAGTAAAGGGTGTACTGCAGTTGCTGCACCTTCAAAAGGTTCTGTTGTATCTTCAAGTTTTAAACCAAGTAAGTCAAATCCTCTTTCAAACATTGACTCCCATTCAGTTCGTGAAGATTTATCTGCTTCATACTTTTCTATTACTGTTTGAGCAATATCATCTAAGTCTTGTTCTTCCATAAGTTCTGCAAGATTTTCATAGAACTCATTTGGTTCTTCAACTTCTTCTTCTACTTCTTCTGCATTAAATTCTATTTCAAGTTCACCTGTTTCAGGGTCAACTTCAAAGTTAACATTATCAGACCTTTTTTCTTTTTCCATGTCAAGGTTAATTACGTTAGCTTTTTCCTTCCCCTCGTTTGGGTTCTTCTCTACTGCCATTCTTTTTTTTCCTTACTTTAAATTTTCTTACTATTGATTCGCAACCTATTTTCAAAGGTATCATACCACATTTACAATCGGATGACCACCTTTTTTTGTTACATATAGAACAATATTCTACAGGACTGTATCTGAATATTTCCATTATACAATTATACTCTCCAATATGCAACTCTCTTGTTTCTTTTACTTTGGTCATCTTCCCATGAAGGGTCTTCAGGATGTATCAAATTCCAACTATCTTTCATGTAGTGTACTGCCATAGTCATACAGTCAACTTGGTCATCATGAGACCCATTAGGAAATGACATACATTCTGAAAATAAATCGTCTGCCCATACTTTATTTTTAGGCAACCATACTCTTCCTGATTCCATCATTGGTGTAGATGCATATACTCTTGCTACCTTA